GGTGACGCTGGTAGGGTCACTGTAATTTCACCACTTGTTGTATTTACAAAAAAACCTTGATTATCTGTTGCTGTAAAACTTGCAGTTTTAATATCACTAGGTTGCCAATCAACTTCACCTCTTAAATAAATTTCACCTGTTGTATTATTAATTGTACCACCTGTAATTCCTGCAGTAGTGATTGTACCTGCATTATTAATTGTTGATCCACTTGATGTAGATACTGAATCTCCACTATCTCCGATAGTTTGTGTTGTCCCTGATCTTGGACTAATTTTATCTGTCTTAAATTCACTCATAGCTATTGAAACTTATAACGAATGATAACGATTCCTGAACCGCCTGCACCACCTGATCCAGGTTGACCTGATCCTCCACCTCCACCACCAGTATTAGTTGTACCAGAACCTGCAGTCGGTTTAGTTCCATCACCACCGCCACCTGTTCCACCAGTTCCTCCACCACCAGAACCATTAGAACCTCCTCCACCACCGCCAGCATAAGACGAAGGTGAACCTGAAATTAAAGTTGTTGCACCTGTTCCACCATTTCCACCGCTAGAACAAGGACCTCCAGGAGCTCCATTTCCTCCAGCTGCAGTTGCACCACCGCCACCACCAGCTGAAGCTCCACCTGAATCTGGAGAACCACTTCCACCATTACTTCCTTGAGGAGGACTAACAGGAGGTGTATTACCAGAACCTCCACCTGTACTTGGAATCTGTCCAGCACTTCCACCACTTCCAGATCCTCCTGATGTTGTTGAAGGATTGTTAAATTCATAACTATTACTTCCTACAGCACCACCTGTAGACGTAATGCTTGAAAAAACTGAATTAGAACCTTTAGTATTTGGAGATGAATTTGTGTTATCGGGTCCACCACCAGTTCCACCTGCACCTACTGTTATTGGATATGCAGTTGCACTAACTGGTAAACTTGTTGGTGTTGCTAATGGAGAGGCTGTATAACAACCTGATGTCGTTGAACAATGAGATTCTCTGTAACCACCTGCTCCTGCACCTCCTCCAATAGAACCAGGACCTCCTGTTGAATTTGCTCCACCTCCACCGCCTGCTACTACTAAATAATCTACATTGTTTGGTCCACCTGAAGGATTACTTAAAGATGAAACACAAAAAGTTCCAGGACTTGTAAAAGTGTGTATTTTAAAATCACCACAGGTTGTGATTGTGCCACCTGTTGCTACAATATATGTAGGAAGTGTAATATCCGATGCTTTTGCTGCTGCAGTTGATAACCAACCTTTTGTTGCATCTACATAAATTAAAGTGATTGAACCACCTTCAACTGAAATTACAAAATCATTTGCAACACCTTCGATGTTAGAACCATTTCTTCCGATTGTAATATTATTTGTGTCAGCAGTGTTTGCATAATCTTTGATACCTACTAAATCTCCAGCTGAAGGAGATGCGGGTAGGGTTACTGTAAATGCTGCTGAAGTTGTATTACAAAAATACCCTTCACCTGCTACTGCTGTAAAACCTGTTGTTTTAACTGTTGTCTGCCAATTAACTTGGTTGTCAATTGTTCCTGTAATTGCAACACCTGTAATTGATCCTGTGTTTGTGATTGTTCCTGAATTTGTTAATGCTCCACCACTAGTTAAAGTAACACCGGCTGGAATAGCAATAGTATCCCCGCTGTCGCCCAGAGTAACTGTGCCACAGTTTGTTGTTGGTGTAATTTTATTAACTTTAACTTCACTCATATTACCTATTGAAATTTGTACCTTATTATTACTATACCAGCGTTAGCTGAATTACCATCAGATCCTCTCCCTATCCCTGCAATGGTAGTTCCTGGACCTAAAAGAGGATTACCTGGATAACATTCTCCACTTCCCCCTATTGCATAAGGAACACTTGATCCTGATATTGAACTTGATACACCTGGACCAGGACTATAACCAGATCCAGCTCCACCAGCTCCACCGCCTCCACCAGTGCTTTCAGTTACAGGTACGCCTCCTGTACCACCATTATTTCCTTTTGAACCAGCGCAAGGAACATTAGCTCCAGCTGCTCCAACAGTTATTGGATAACCTTGAGCTGTTACTGGTAATGCAGAAACACACGCTCCTAAAGGAGAAGCTGAATAACATCCTGATGCTGCACCAGATGATTCTCTAAAACCACCTGCTCCACCACCTCCTCCAGGACCACTACCTCCTCCAGCGACAACCATATAATCAACTGTTGTTGAACCTGCAGGAGTTCCAGCATTTGTTACTGTAAAAGTTCCTGGACCTGTAAATGTATGAATTTTAAAATCTCCTGAACAAGTTATTGTTCCACCTGTTGCTTGAACAAAAGGAGGAAGTCCTGTAACATTACTTGTTGAATCCATAGTATTTTTCCAACCTTCTGTAGCATCTACATATACAAAAGTAACTGATTGTCCTTGTGTGCTTAAAATTGCATCCGTATTAAATCCACCTATTTTTTCAGCTCCATTTGGTGAAATTGTTAAATTGTTTGTTTGAAAAGTATTTGTATAATCTACAACAGATACAATTGCACCTGCACTACCTGCTGGTAAGTTCATTGTAAATGCTCCACCTGATGTATTGCAGAAATATCCTTCACCATTAGCAGCTGTGAATGTAGCTGTTTTAATATCTCCTGTTTGCCAATCAACGGTCCCCGTTCTACCAAAACCTGTCTGTGATGCACCTGATGCTAAAGAAATAGTATCGCCACTTGCACCAAGTGTAATGGTTGTTCCACATTGATTAATTAAATTTCCACCATCTGCTGCTTGTATGTCATCTGCTTTTACAACTGAACCACTGATTGTAGTTGTTGCACCGCATTTAGTGACTACTGCACCGCCGCATTGGTTTTCTATGTTATCTACTTTTATTTTACTTGTCATAATTATTGAAATTTGTACCTTATTACTACTATACCTGAACCGCCTGTTCGTGATACTGTATTAGAACACTCACTTCCTCCCGCACCACCACCTGTATTAGCTGTTCCATTTTGTGAACAACCTGGACTACAGTTAGATGATCCATCTCCACCGCCGCCGATACCACCTGACCCACCAATATTTGTACCACCTGTAAAACCGTTTACCGCACCTCCTCCACCACCAGCGAAATATCTAGCTCCACAAACTGGACCAGATTCACCATTACATCCAGCAAAACCTGCACTTACAACATATGAACCTATTCCTCCTGGTCCAGCTGGACCTGCCGCTCCTGGAGAAGGTGGATTACGAGAACCAGCAGCACCTGCTCCTCCGCCACCGCCACCAGCGGTAAAACAGGAAACACCATCTGTTCCAAACCCTCCAGGATTTCCTTGAGGTGGACTTACAGGAGGAGTATTTCCAGCGCCACCAGCAAAACCATCTGCCGGTACAGGATTACCAGGAGAACCTCTTCCACCACTACCTGAACCACCAGGATTACCTACACCATTTGGACTACCTTTACCCCCACCTCCGCCTGTTGAAGTAATAGTTGAAAAAACTGAATTTGAACCATTACTATCAGTACTGCCTCCACTACCAACTGTAATTGGAAACGCTGTAGCCGTAACTGTAATTCCTGTTGTATTAGCTAAAGGTGAAGTTAAAGGTGCTGGCATACAAGTTGAATTAGATAATCTAAAACCACCTGCTCCCGATCCACCACCTACACCAGGTGTACTTACTCCACCTCCACCACCAGCTACTACTAAATAATCTACTGAATTTGAACCTGCTGGGTTACCTACAGAACAAACTGTAAAAGTTCCAGGACCTGTAAATGTATGAATTTTGAAATCTCCACAACAAGTTACTGTTCCACCTGTTGCAACGATATATGCAGGATTTACTTCTTGTGAAGTATCTGTAGATTCATTTGTGACTAACCAACCTTTAGTACCATCTACATAAATAAATGTTTTAGAAGTTCCGTTTGTATTATAAGTTGGATTAACTGTTCCATCTACTCCACCAATTGGTGAACCATTTCCATTAACTGTTAAATTGTTAGTTGCGAATGTGAATGCGTAATCTTTAAATGCTACAATATCTCCAGCCGAAGGTGAGGCTGGGAGAGTTAAAGTTATAGCACCACTTGTCGTATTTACAAAATATCCATTTCCACTTACAGCGGTAAAGCTAGCTGTCTTTGCTGTAGTGTCCCAATCAACCGTTCCTGTTCTACCAAATCCTGTTTGAGTTGCACCAGCTGCTAAAGTAACCGTATCACCTGATTGACCAACCGTTAATGTTGATCCGCATTGTGATGATATTTGATTAACTTCTATTTTACTCATTAAATAATTACCAATGTTCCTGTTATAGTTTGTGTACCTGTAATAGTTACTGGTCCTGCTAATACGCCTGAATCTAAAGTTTGGTCTTCAGAAATTGTAGAGTTATGTGTTACCACAAAAGTTGTTGCATCCATAACTGGAGAGATAGTTTTCTTCGCAGGTAATGTACAAAATACATTTTTAGTTCCTGCAGAAAAGTTTACTGCAGCATCACTATTAGATGAAGATATAATTGTGTCTCTAGATAAAGTATCAGGAGCAGCATCGGTTACTGTACCAATACCAACCTCCCACTCATTAGCTGAATTTAATTCAATAGCATAATAAGTTGTGTTACCAGTTCCAACACCTGCAACAAAAC